TCCGTAGGCATGGTTTGGATGACACTTATACTAAAATTTTAGATAAATCAAAGATTGAACAAATCTTTGAGGGAAACAATACTGATGCTTTGAACTTATACAAATCTTCTAACCCTAGACAACAGGAAGTTATTCGTGACATGCTCATCGACAAACTTCGTGATGATGAAGGTTTTGATTTAAATTTGATTGCGGCAATTTCTAAATATAGTAAAGTTGACTTGCAAGAAAAAGCCAATGATGCTAGAGAATTTTTGAGAATTGATGAGGAAGAAAGAAATAAAAAGAAATAAATCACCCAAAAGGAGGTTAAATGTCAACACCATTTACTGACATCTATGACCTAGTAATGGAACAAATAGATGACTACCGTTTGGTTGCATTATATAATCAAGATGTATTAAATGATACAACCAATCTAGATACCTACCTTCATGGGTTTATGCTTTTAGCTATTCCTGAATTTTCTGAGTGTTCACAAGATTTGTCTCTCAGAGATGATGTAACAACGAAATCTTTTACCGAAACCTTGACAGATATAAATAAAAAAGTATTGTCAAAGTTGATGGTGAAAGAATGGTTATCGAAGGAAGTTAAAAATATTTTAGATATGAAGGCAAAAATTCAGGATGTTGATTATAAAACATATTCTGAGGCGCAAAATATAACAGCTAGGCAAACAATGTTGACCATGTTCAAAGAAGAGTGTTCTCAACTATTGATTGACTATAGCTATAAAAATAACTCATGGACAAATTGGTATTCTGGCAATTTTTCTGGATTATAAGGAGGGTTCATGCCATATACATTTTTGAACGCTTCTTTAGCAATGCAGAAAAGTTCCAAAGAAAAGTTTACCGCTGAATTCCAAGAACACCTGACAAGAGAATTTTATAATTCTTCCGATTGGTTTACCATTCAGGAAGAATATCCTTTTGCTTCAGGTGAATTAGTAGATATTGATGTTAGGATAAATCATGTTATAAACACTCGAACAGGATTGAATCAGGGGGACGATTATAAAACAATCTTGTTCAAGGATTTATCTCATGTTTCAAATGTTGGTTATCTTTATTATTTCGATGACAACTTTTGGATAGTTGTCAACAGCGAAGGGATTAAATCTCTTGCGGCTAGTGTTACTGTTAAACGATGCAACAACACCTTACGCTGGTTAGAAACAAATACGGGAAAGATTTATTCCGTTCCCTGTTCAATCGAATATCTTGTTAAACAAAATCGAGATTATTCTACCGCTGGTTCGGCTTTGGTTGTTCCTTCGGGTTCAATAGAAATAATTACTCAATTTAATGAGACCTCAAACAAAATTCAACCTTCGCAGAGATTCTTATTTGGAAATCCGGGAAACTGGCAAGGTTATAAAATTATGGGTGGTGGTATTAATAACTTTAATGGTTTGAAAACAAGTGATGCTTATAGTTCTGGAGTTTTGAGAATCAGTCTTTACTTTGCTCAGAAGGGTGATGGAGATGTTGATGATTTGGTTAATGGTATTGCGGATGTGGGAGAATACTTATATGTTCTTACAATTCCCGCTACTGCCACATTGGAAAATGGAAAGAGTCTGATTTTGACTCCTACATTAACATTGAATGGTGTTACCAATAATTCTTCTTTAAGTTGGTCTTCGAGTAATATAAATGTTGCTACCGTGAATTCATCTGGTGTTGTAACTTCTGTTGGAATAGGAACTGCCACAATAACTTGTGCAATGACAGGTAATTCTACCATTGCTGATACTTGTGCATTAACTGTTTCCGCTGGAGTTTTAGATACCTATGAAATAAAAATAAGTCCAGATATAAACTATGTCCTAGAATATGATACCACAACATTCTCTGTTTATCTATGGAAGAATGGTATTGTTCAAGCGGATACATTCATATTTGATTTGTTGGGTAGTAACACAGTTCCAGCATCAAAATTTAATTTAGTATTTATTGACGGTAATAGTTTTAGTGTTGAAAACTTGGGTAGATATTTATCAGGAAGTTTACCGATAAAATGTACCTCTGGAACAAACGAGAAAACATTGTCAATTAATTTACGTGGAGCGTGGTGATATGGATTCTCAGGCTTACTTCAAAGGTGACAAAATCCCATTTTATGCGTACAACGCAGTAGCTCACATGATGAATGTCAATGAAGACATTTGGAAACTTCTTAAATATAATGACTCTGATTGTTTGAATAAACCCAATTTAACAATGTCTGAAAAAGCGGCATTGATTTATAAGGGTGAACCAGATGAGTCTATCTTCAGATTGTTTCTTGCCGATGGTGAGATTAATGCCTTTATTTCTGAGGCAACAGTTATGAGAATATTTACTTACTCCATATATCCAGAAAATAGAACTGCTTCTACCGTAACTTTAGCGTTTGATTTATTTACTCACTTTCGGGTTTCTCACCTCAATGATTATTCTACTCGAACAGAGAGAATGACTCAAATAGTTTTAGAGGTTTTTAATGGTGAGATGATTCCAGATGTGGGGCAGATGTTTTTCGATGTTATGGGCAACAAAGAAATACGCGATTACGGGCAAGGGCAAATACCGTTTAAAGGTAAGAGGTTATTACTCTCTTTCAAGACAGGGTGATGAAATATGAATCATAAAGAGGTATATTATATTTTCGATGACCCGATTCCTTTCAAGGGGTTGTTGTTTTATCCAATCAGAATGAGAAATTATTTAGAGTTGATGACATTCTCAGATTGTTTAACAATAGATAAAAACTCGATTCCAGATGTTAAAATAATATCAATGAGTTATCTGGATTATTTGTTAGTTTATACAGATAAAGACAATTTATGGATTGCTAAGTTAGATAGGATTCTAAGGTTGTCCTTAAATGAAAAAGATGAAAAAATTGACATTCAATATGGATATGATGATAATAAAAAACCAATAATAAAAATTGGTGAATCCATAATAAATTCAACTGACTTTGATGAAATAGTAAATATCATATGCGACCAGAACATGATTGAGCAGGAAGATTATACAGTGTCTAAGGAAGTAAGAGATGCTTTGAAATCTGCTAGAGAGTTCAAGAGTAAGGGTGGTAGTAAAATGGGGAATCTTGAAGACCAAGTGCTTTGCATCGTTTCTAGTACGGCTATGACTATTGAAGATATTTCAAATATGACAGTTAGGAAATTCCTGAAACTTCTTCAGAGAGTTGATAATAAATTGCATTATCAAATATATCTTTCTGCAAGTATGTCGGGTATGGTTGAGTTTAAGGATAAATCATTTATTAAACATTGGATGTCTGATTTAGAGGGTGATAAGTTTGGTGGTAATTTGATAGATAGAGAATCTATCGATAAGAAATTAAGTGGTAAATAAAAATAGAAATAGGAGGATTTAAAATATGGCAGAAAAACGTTTTATGGTCAGTGTCGCGGACGTGCGTATTCTAGACGTAGACAACGGAGATTTGTTAGCCGTTGGGAAAACACTCGTGGACTCGTCCCTTGAAATGACACTTGGCAATACCGATATTCGCGGTGGTCGGGGGAATTCCCTCCAAGCCGTTCTATATCACACGAGCGATTTAAATATCAAAGTTACAGAAACACAATTCAATTTGAATTTCTTAGCTTTGGCGGTTGGTAAAGATATTGTTACTGGTGATTCTGTTTACCAAGAAGAAAGCGTCACTTTGGGCGGAGGTGGAGCGGGCACTGTGGTCGGTACACCGATTGCATCATCTGGAGCGAATCTTTATGGGTGGGTTACTGTCCCCGGTGGGGAAACAGAGAAGGTGACATTCACTGGACAAAACTTTACATCAAGTTTGGGGACTTCCGGTCAAGTTGTGTGTGTTCGTTATTACGCCACCAATTCTGCGGCTCGTTCTTTGACAATTAGTTCTAATGTTCTTCCTAAGATTGTTAAGGTTGAAATGGAAACGCTTTTGATTTCTTCACAAGAAACAACTTCCAGAATTGGCGTTGTACAAATCATTGTACCAACCGCAACTTTGACAGGTTCGTTCTCGTTGAGTATGACATCTGACGGTGTAAGCACAACTCCTTTGGCGTTACGCGCTTTGGCAAACAGCGATTTGACAACAGCCGCTTGTTCTGCTGAACCTGTTCTCGCTAAGATTATTGAGATTTTGGACAATGCAAACTGGTATGATTCCGTGATTGGTTTAAGTATCGTTGGGGGTGACTTCGCTCTGACACACCCAAATACTAAACAATTGGTTGTTTATGCTATTCCGAGTGTTGGTGCGGCATTCTTAGCACCCGTTTCTGGATTGACTTTTGCTAGTGCGACAGTTGGAACAGCTACGGTAAATTCCGCAGGTTTGGTTACTACCGTTGCCGCTGGAACATCTGTTCTAAAAGTTTCGATAACGAGTAAAACTTCTGTGGATGCAAATGTAATCATAACAGTTTCATAATTTGGTACTTGACAAATTTGAAATAGTGTGGTAATATAAAATATCAGAGAGAGATAGATGGGAACTTATAGACCCATTGACAAGAAACCCTGTTCTTCTCTCTCTGAATAATTCTTTCAGGGATACAGGAAAAATTAAATGACAAAAAAATTAACTTTGGAATTTTGTAAAAGGGAAGCTGAAAAAAGGGGATACGAAATAAGAGAAGAAATATATATTGACGCACAAGAAAAAATGGAATTTTTTCATTTTGAATGTGGAACATCTTCTTTTAAAAGTTGGGGTAATTTCTCTTCTGGTCATGGGTGTAAAAAATGTGCCAGTAGAAAATATGGAGACACACTACTAATAATCTTTGGTACAAAACCCTCGATGACTTCAAATATCAACAATACAAAGACCGCATCAAACGCAAATATGCCGAACAACATGGCATATACATAGAAATAGACCTTAGACAAAAAACACCTATCAAAGACATAATACTAAATATAAATAAAAAAATAAACAGATATGGTTAAACACCATATCTTTTGTTTTAAGGGGTCGTTATAAACAAGTAAGCGTCAAACACTTACATTACCTAGAAAATTAACAGGAGGATAATAAAATGGCAGACTTCAAAAAGAAATTTAATGAAAAGAAAGAAGAAGAGTTTGTGGAAAAAAACTTCAATGAAGAAGTATTTCCTCCGACAGAAGAAAAGAAAATAACAAAATCAAGCAAGAAAAAATATCGCATAGTCTTGGTTTCTTCAAACTATATTGTCGTAGACAATAATGGAAACAACCAATTCATAAACGGTGATTTCTCTAACAAAAAAATCGGTGATGAAATCGAAATAGAGTTGTAAGGATTTTCCTATGGAAGAAATAGAGACAGACCGCAGAAAAAATAGGAATCTTCGAAGGAGAGTGTCAGATAAGGTTGAAGACCAACTTTTTGACCGACTCACCAAACTTGAGGAAAACCATATGACTATGGAAAAAACACTCACGAAAGTAGAAATCATCGTTGAAAACTCTGTAAGTCTTATAGAGAGATTTGAAAATACTTTAGACAGAATGGCTAATACTTTAGGGGAATTAAATATAACAATAACAAAAATAAATCAAAAAGTCGAAGATAATTCAAAGGATATTGAATTAGTTGAGGGAAGTGTTATCAGGGTTGGAGATAAACTTAAAAGCCTTGACGACAAAGGAAAAATTGACTTTTTGCAACTGATAAAAGATAACTTTGCAAAAGCGGTTTTGGGTGGTGGATTTATTGGGGCATTACTTTTTTATCTAGACCACTTGATTGACACATGGCTTTCTCTAAAAAAATAAATTAAACGAAAATTATAGGAGGTAAAAATGGCTTTGCAATTCATCTCAAATGAAAGTGGGTTCATAAATTATATGGCATTATCAACAGATATTGCCTCAAGTAAGATTCCCGGAGCAGTTCTTATCGGAAGATTGGTATTCTTAACTGATACTGGTGTGACAAAAATAATTCTTCCGAATCTAGAGTTGGCGGATTATGCCCTTCCTGCCTCATTTAGTGGCTCAATCGCATTGGGTACTGTTGACATTTCTCAGGTCACTCCGGGAACAACAAATGGTGTTGCAACAGGTGTTTCATCCGCTGGTGTTGATGGTTTAGGTAATTTTATTGCCGTATTAAAAGCTCCGGGTTCTGTAAACTCTGCACCTTTGGCAACATTCCCTTATGGGTTCAATGGAACATCATGGGATAAAGTACGTGTAGCTAATATCAGTAAAGATATTTCAGCGGTTACTGTGACCACGATAACAACTTTATGGACTCCCGGAGTTGGTAAGAAGTTTAGATTAATGGGTGGAACATTATCTTGTAGCACAGCGGTTTCGATTCTATTTGAAGATAACACGGCTGGAGCAATAATATTCAGAACTCCTAAATTGTTAGTTGATACCCCATATACCTTTGAGGTAAATGGTGGACAGGGATTCCTTTCCGCTGTCGCAAATAACGTTCTAAAAGCAACATCTAGTGCCGCTGGAGTAATTACTGGCACATTATTTGGAACTGAAGAATAGTCAAAAATAAAAACTATGAATAAAACAAGCATTTTATACATATAATTTGCTTGTTTTCTTCATTTTTTACTATCCTTTAATATTATTTTTTATAATATTAAAGGATTTTTTTCGTATAGATTAAAATTAGAAAGAGGAGACAAAAAATGGAAAAAATCAAATTAATTGGAAAAGCTGTTGAAATGGTCAAATTTTCGTTCAATAATCAGGATATTCAGGTTATCCCCTTTATTTCGTCCAAGTTGCAGGAATCATTGATTTCTGTGTATTTTTCTGCATACTTTGCTGGTCTGTCTGAAAGCAGACTTGATGCAGAGAGAGTAAACAAAATGGCTGTTTTGGATTTGATGACAAATATTGACATCAACTTACCCATCGAAGATTTGACAAATATGCTCGATGAGATTGTTTCATCTGGTCTTTGGGGTAAAATTGAGGCAAGCATTTTCAATTATCCTGAATACAAAAAGAATTTATCGGTTGCCGTAGAATCAAAGAAGAAAGAAAATTCCGATATTGGATTCATCGTCAAAACATTTATCGATGAGAAAATCACTCCCCTGCTTGAGAAATTTTCAACAATGGATTTTACCGATGAAAAATTAGCTGAAATCAAGGGTGTTGTTTCTGAAATTGGAAAACAACTTGACCCTAATACTCCAGTTGGTTCTTTGATTAAGGAAGGTGAAGGTTATGTTTCTAAGGAAGAAAAACCAAAATCTGTAACAAAGGTTAAGAAAGAAATTAAAACTAGAAAGAGAAAATAAAGGAAAAACTAAAAATGTCGGACATTGGAAGACTTATTCATTCAACAAAACAAGTTTGTGGGGATTGTGAATCAGGTAAATTGCAACTTAGGGGGAGAAAGATTACTGTGACAGTGAAGGGAGAAGATTTAACTGAGGAAACCAAGTATCTTTATTGCCCTGTTTGCGAATATGAAGAGGTTTATTTAGACAAGAAAGAGAAGAATAAACATCGTGAGATAAAAGAAGTCAAAGAGGTCAGGGAGGTGAAAAATGCCTATCATAAGAAATCAGGCACAACTAATGAGAGAACTAAATCTGGCTTTAAGGGAAGTAATAGACGAAGTTAGCGGAGAGGTCAGGGAAACTCTTGTTGAATATATTCGAGAAGCAACATATAGAAATGATTACTTTCCGAATTTTGAATATGAGAACGGTGATGGAAGTTTGGGTAGTGGTCAACCATCTTTTGAATTCGAACAGTCATTCCGTTGGAGAGGTATCAAGCAAGGTATCAATGGAATAACTAATGAATTGTATAACTCGTGGGAATCTATGACTGTAGACCGCTTAACTGGTCGTCATTATGAAAACGGAGAAGATATTCGTAAAAAACTTGCTTCCATGATGAATGTAAGAGGTATTGTTGGTCACAAAAAAAGAGAACCTTATTTTGATTTGTTTTTGACGGAAATGGATAGAAGAATTGATACCCTGTTTCGTGACGCTTTACGAAGAAGGGGTTTCAATGTTGTCTAAAATATAATTCGGCTATTTAAAAAAATAAATAGCCGAATTATATAAAATAGGAGAATTATTTAATGAAAAATATTATAGCAATAGATATTTCATTATCGTCCAGTGGAGTTGCAATTTTTAGTCAAGACGGAAAAATAAAAAAACTATTGACCGTAGAAACTGATTCTAAATCAGATACGCAAATTAGACTAAAAAAAATAGCTGATGAGATGAATGAAATAAAAAAAGAATATAAACCAAGTGTCGTAATTTTAGAGCAAGGATTTTCACGTTTTAATATTTCGACTCAACAGCTATTCAGGTGTCATGGCTTAATAAATTATTTGTTTTGGGATATAGAACAAGTATATTATCACAGTACAACCGTCAGAAAAGTTGTTTATGGTAAAGGTAATATAAAAAAGGAAATCTTAAGGGATTTTATATTAGAAAAATACAAAGATATTGAATTTAGAAATCTAGATGAAAGTGATGCGGTGGGAGTTGGTTTATGCTTCTTCATTGATAAGGGAATCTTAATATGATAGAAAAAATTTGTGGAATATATTGTATTGAGAGTATTGTTGACGGTAAAAAATATATAGGAAAGGCAATTTATATAAATAGAAGAATAAAAAGACATTTTCAAAACCTAAGAAATGGCTATCATTACAATAAATATTTGCAAAGAGTTTGGGATAAGTATGGAGAAAAAAATCTTAAATTTTATATTGTTGAAATCTGTAAAACAGAAGAATTAAATAATAAGGAAATATTTTATATAAAATTTTTTAATTCGATGAAAGAAGGTTTTAATAATACTTTGGGTGGTGATGGTGCATCTGGAACTTCTCACACTAAGGAAGCTAAAAAAAAGATAGGAATTTCGGCATCTGCTAGAAACAAGGGAAAAACCTATTCTCGTTCCGAAGAATCTAATGAAAAATCAAGAATCTCTGCCGTAGGAAGAAAAAATAAAAAGTCAACAAGTAAATATTCCGGTGTTCAAAGAAGAAAATATTTTTTAGCAAAAGAAAAAAAATATAAATATTATTATGAAACTCATTTTTATAGCAATGGGTTAAATATAAATCTTGGTAATTATCAGAATGAAGAAAATGCCGCAAAAAGATGGGATGAGGAATGCTGGAAAATTTATCATGATTTAAATAAATTAAATTTTCCCGAAGACTATGAAAATAAGTAGGAGAGAGGAATATTAAAATGACAGACCTAAAATCAATAGAAAAATTACCTGAAATAACAGACACACAATGGGAAACAGTTAACCTTAAAAATAGAAAACTTATGGCTGATTTCCTTAAACAATCTACAAATTTATCAGACCAAACACTAAAACAATACGAGAGTGCGCTTAGAATTTTTTTCTGGTATCTCAAAGAGAATTGTGAAGATAAACATTTGACAGAAGTTAGACCGAGAGACTTTCTTTCATACCAAAATTACTTAGTTGAAAGAGGAATGTCTTCCAGTGGGGTTAGATTAAAGAGAAGTGCTGTTTCAAGTTTAAACTCATATACAGAAACATATTACAGCGAAGACTTTCCAAATTGGAGAAGTTTTATAAATAAGAAAATTGTTGCTCCTCCCGCTAATTTTGTTCACGAAAAAGAACCTTTGAACTTAGAAGAATACAAACACCTATGCGAAGAACTTTTGAAACAAGAAAAGTATCAAGTTCTCGCCTACGTGTCTTTTAGTTTTTCAACGGGTGCTAGAAGAGCAGAGGTAAGACAATTATTAAAAGAGGTTACTTCTTATGAAGGGAAAGTTTTTGTTTCCAACGATAAAGAAGTCACAACATATTTGACTCATGCTCTACGCGCAAAAGGAAGAGGCAAAATCGGAAAGGTCAGAAAATTGCAATTCGATTCAGAGGCAATGAAATATATAAAACTATGGTTAGAATTTCGTGGAGAAGATGATTGTCCTTTCGTTTTTGCGACAAAGAGAAAAGGAAAAATGGAACAAGTTTCAGAAAATACATTTAATCTTTGGGGTAAAAATTATGTAGAACCAATTGTAGGTCGTAGATTTCATCCCCACTTGCTCCGGGAATCAAGGGCGACCACCCTTACAGTAGAACAAGGAAAAGATATAAATATAGCTCAGAAGCTATTGGGGCATAATTCCAGCGAGACGACTCGCCTGTACGTCATTAGAAAAGATTCAGAAGATAGTGATGGAGCATTTGATTAAATAAACAAATAAATAAATAAACATAAATAAACAAAACACCCCTACCCCACAACCTTAAACAGGAATGGGAATAAAAATTTTCATAAAAAATTTCAAAAATTGTGGGGTAAAATAAAAGGAGGTAGGAAATGCCACAGAGAGACTATACTTTACTTTTAAGGGCTACGGCTGATACCGCACCAGTACAGCAACAGATAGATGCATTGATACAACGTTATAGAACTCAAGGTTTAAATTTAACAGTAAATATTAATACAACTCAACTAACCAATCTACAAAATATTCTCGCTCAAATAAACACAACAATGAATAATTTGGGCAATGGTGGTGGAGGTGGTAATGCTGGTGGTATGGGTGGAGGTGGGGGCGGAGGAGTAACTAGAGGTATCTTTGACCCACAGGCAGTAAATCTAATCAATGATAGAATGGAACAGATTAGAAGTCTTAATGGTGTCATATCTAAATATAATATAAATACAAACGAAACGGGAGAAGCAACTTCTGCCACTGTCACATATACGAATGCTTTAAATCAATCCATATCAGAGAGATATGCTTTAGGAAGACTTCAAGAGGGTGGAGACTTACAATTACTTAGGGTTGGTGAAAAACTAAATGATAATATCTTGGCAAGAACAAAGGCAATGGATTCCAATGTTCAAGCCGCAAGAGAATTCTTGTCGGCAAGTGAAAACAAAAATAAAAGTAACCCAAGCGTTTCTCAGGGTAGGAATCTCGCAAATCAAATTATTGGTGTTGGTAACACTGATTTTAATAAGTCTCAAGAATTAACAAACCAATTAAACCAAGTCAAACAAGGTGCAATGGGTGCTTCTACTGGAATGAGAGCATTTGGAACAGAACTTGCCAGTTCGATGAGAAGAGTTGTAGAATATTCCTTAAGTTTAGGTCTTATCTATGGTGCGTTGAATCAATTAAAACAAGGTATTCAATATATAAAAGATTTAAATAAAGAAATGACGAATATTCAAGTATTGGGTGTTCAAGGTGCAACAACAAATGAAGAGATTACAAAATTATCTGGAAGTTTTAATGATTTAGCAAAATCAATGGGTGCAACTACAATAGAGGTGGCTCGTGGTTCAACGGAATGGTTGAGGCAAGGTAAGACCGTTGCCGAAACAGAAGAACTTTTAAAATCAACATTGATGCTTGCTAAATTGGGTGCTTTAGATACCGCTGAAGCAACAGATTATTTGACTTCAACATTGAATTCATACAAGTTGAGTGCGAAAGATGCGGAAAGTGTCGTTGATAAATTAATTGCCGTAGACAACAAAGCCGCCACGAGCGCGGGAGAATTAGCTACCGCCTTAAAATTCTCATCATCAAGCGCACAGCAAGCGGGTGTGAGTCTCGAACAATTGATTTCTTATATTGGTACTGTTAGTTCCGTCACGAGAGCTAGTAGTGAAACTATTGGACAATCCTTCCCCCAATTGGGCAGAGGCATTGGAGTATAAAAAATAAACTTCAATGAAAATTTTCTTTAATGATTCTGGTTTTATTCCCATGAAACCAGATGTTTCGAAGAGCCTGTGGCAAGGCAAACGAAGCGGAAGATATATAATTAAAAACAACGGAGAAAGAATGAAGACTTTTGAAAGAAATTGCAAAATTTGCGGAACGTTTTTTATAGCAAGAAATGTGAGAAAAATGTTTTGTTCAAATGCATGTAGGGTAAAAAGTAGTGAGAATAACGATAAAAGACTTTACAGAATAAAATGTAAAAACTGCAAAGAATACTTTATGTCAAAAAATAAAAAAGTAAAATTTTGTTCAACATCTTGTTCCGCAACAAATAAAAACAAGATTGGGAATGGAAAAATTTTTGAATGTAAAAATTGCAGAAAAACCTTTAATCAAAAACACAAAAGACACTATTTTTGTTCTAGCGAATGTAAGAAAAAATACAATTATTCGCTTTCAGAAAAAATAAAAGTAAAATGTTCGAATTGTGAAAAAGAAATTGAAAGAAATAAAAATGCTTCAAAAAACAATAAAAACTTTTTTTGTTCCAAAGAATGTGATGCAGAATTTAGACATGCCTTATCATCAGAAAACAGGTTTTGTGAATATTGTAAAAATATCTTTTCCTGTAATAAATCAGAAAAATTAAGATTTTGTTCTGTGGGGTGTCAAACAGAATGGCAAAAAATAACAGGTATGGGCAAAAATCATCCTTCCTACAATCATGATATAACAGATGAAATGAGAACAAAGAAATGTGAATGTTGTGGCTCAGAAATGAAAGGCACACCAAAAGAATTTGAGAAAAAAAAGTATTGCTCATATTCTTGTAAGGTGAAAATGATGCCAAAATCAATGAGTTTTCCACACTTGCAAGTCATAAAAATTCTTGACGAGTTATCAATAGATAACGAAATAGAATTGAGGGTTGGAAGATATTCTGTTGATTGTTATATAAAAAATACCAATCTGGTGATAGAGGTTATGGGTACTTTTTGGCATTGTGATAATAGAAGATATAAAAATCCAATTTCACGAATACAAGAAAAGTCAATAAAAAGAGATAGAAGAAAGAAAGAAGAAATATATAACAAAGAATTTATCCCACTTTATTTATGGGAAATAGATATTTGTGATGACTACGAAACATGTAAAAAATTAATAAAAGAGTTTGTTGAGAGAAATGGGAAGCTCAACAATTACCACTCTATGAATTATATAATGAAAAATGAAGAAATAAAATTAAGAAGTAAAATTTTGTTTCCATTTTTTGAAAAATAAAAAATAATTATATATCGCCGTTAACGACTAAACAAGAAAACTCCATTGAAAAATGGAGATGCAATAGTCTGAACCACAGAAAAATACGCCAGAAATACAAAAGCTGTGGAGGATTGGTCAAGTGTAAAGACACTTTTTAGAAGAACCATTCCCGCTTTATCTTTTTGATAAAGTCATAAAAGTAACAGAATGCAAAACAATGTTCACTAGAATGCAAGACATCAAAGCAGGTAAAATTGATGAAGATGGTTTAGGAATAAACAATGCAGAAACCGCTTTAGCTAGAGTAAATATTGAATTAAGAGAAAGTGACACTAGCTTTAGAGATTTTTCAACAGTCCTAGAAGAACTTTCTAAAAAATGGGGAACGTTAAATGAGGTTGAACAAGCGAACATTAGTAAGGCTATCGCTGGTGTAAGACAAGCCAATATCTTCAACGTCTTAATGAATAACATGAATCAGGCTTTGGAGTTACAAACAGAGCAATTTAATGCAACTGGTTTATCCGCAGATAGATATAAAATATATTTAGAATCTATTGAAGCCGCTCAGAACAAAATGACGGCTTCTTGGGAAAATCTTATTCAATCTGCTGAGATGACAGATTTAATTACTTCATTCTATAATGGGGTTTCAGCGGTTCTTGACTTTGTTGATGCCATTGGGGGAATACAAAATGCTTTATTGGTTGTAATACCATTATTGATAATATTCCAAACACAGATGAATGCAAGTGCTTTTGCTATGACTACCTTTGGTATTAATTCAATTGCCGCAGTTTCAGGACTTAAAAATTTTGCAACAATAATAAAAATGATGACCGTAACAGGTGGTGGGTTTTGGGCTACGTTATCTTCTGGAATTGGTGCTACTACTGGTGCTTTAGTTGCAATGATAAATCCTGCAACAGCGGTTGTTTTAGCTATCACCGCAATAATCGCCGCATGGAAAACCTATCAAACACAGGTTGTCGCTAGAGTCGAAGAAGCTAAAGCAAGCACAACGAGTCAATTTTCTTCAATAATAACAAAATTACAAGAACAAGATGCGACAAATAAAAGAACTCTTGAAACATATTTAAAAATCATAGAAGCTACCAAAGCTGGTGGAACAGCGGGAGAAATTCTTGTTGGTGGTGACTTGAAAGATATGCGCTTAGAGGCATTGAAACAATTCATTCCCGTATTACAAGAAACCGCATCCTCATGGGATGAATATAGTAAGTCTGTCGAAAAGGCAACTGAAGAAATCGGATACCATGTGACCGAAGACGGAAGAGTATTTAAATATGGACTCATGGGTGCTTATGAATTTGTAGATGGATTAAGAATTCTAACTAAAGCAGAATTAGATGCTGTAAATACCGAAGACCATTTTATGGGGTTCATAGAAAATTCTGGTGATGCCGCAGAAAAAGCATCTTATCAAATATCCGATTTCGCCAATTCACTAAAGGAACTTTCGGCAATCAACGACATAGATAAGACCGTTGAAAAGATGATGAAAGAGGGATTGTCAATAGATGACTTATCAAGCATTCCTGAAAATTATCTTGATGCCCTATACCAAGAAAACGGTTTACTAAAGTTAAATTTAGACCTAGTTAAAGAAAAACAAATAGCTGAAGCAGAAGCAATCCTTCG